CCTCCCACTGACGTCATCACTACTATGGGCCGACAAAAAAAAGCGATGTTCCCTCCAGTGTCCTGAGACCCGAGTCAGAGTTCAAACCAAAAACATCTGTCGATGGCTCTCCGTACTCGTCTTATCGCGCCCTACCAGCACGAGGGTGTCCGGTGGCTCGTGGAGCGCGAGCGCGCCTCTGACTACCCTGGCGGCTTCCTATGCGACGAGATGGGTCTGGGTAAGACTGTCCAGCTCCTGGCGACTATGTGCACCAACCCCCGCTCGCGCACGCTGGTCATAGTGCCCAAGTCTATCGTGTCCCAGTGGGTCTCGGAGATTACCAAGTTCACCCCGCATATGGAGGCGGTGGCCTACGACGGCACAAAGCGCCAAGTGCCCGAGTTTGACGCAGCCCGTCAGACTGTAGTCATCGCGCCCTATTCAGTGGTGCGCGACGGTCAGCTTCAGAAGGTGGGTTGGGACCGTATCATCCTGGACGAGGCGCACGAGGTTCGCAACAACAAGTCCAAGACGGGTGTGGCTGTCCTGGCGCTGCGCGCGCCTGTCAAGTGGCTGGTGACTGGCACGCCCATCTTCAACTCGGTCAAGGACTTTGTGAACTTGTGCGGTATTCTGGGTATCGCCAAGTCGCACGTGCAGTGCTACCTGCCCGAGGTGCGCGCCAAGTACGTCATCCGGCGCACCAAGGAGGACCTGAACGAGCGGCTCAAGCTGCCGCCGTGCGACTTTCAGAACGTGGAGCTCGCTATGACCCCTGAGGAGAGCGACCTCTACCAGGATGTCTTCATGACGGCCCAGGGCATAGTGCGGGACATTTTCCAGGCGGGCACGCAGGGCACGCACCAGATGGAGATTCTGGAGTGCCTGCTGCGTGTCAGGCAGGTGATGACGTGGCCGCAGCTGTACCTGAACGGTGTGGCCAAAAAAGAGGAGACGGCGGCCGAGAAGTGGTGCGGCAAGTCGGCCAAGATTGAGGCGCTGCTCAAGATGATTAGCGAGCACCCCAAGGAAAAGTCGCTGGTCTTCACCCAGTTTATGGGTGAGATGGATGAGATTCAGCGGCGGCTCGAGCAGTACAACTGCGAAGTGTACCGGATAGATGGCAGTGTGGACAAGGAGGCGCGCGAGCACCGCATCAACTCCTTCAAAAAGAGCACGCGCGGCGCCATCTTCCTCATCCAAATCAAGGCGGGCGGTGTGGGTCTGAATCTCCAGGAGGCGACCCGCGTCTACATCACCACCCCTGCCTGGAACCCCGCGACGGAGCTGCAGGCTATTGGCCGCGCCCACCGCACGGGTCAGACGAGCAAGGTGTACGTGCGCAAGCTGGTGTACGCAGGGACGGAGCAGCTACCGAGTGTCGAGCAGAGCATCATGGACCTCCAGGGGCACAAGGCGCAGGTATCAGCTGAGGTGCTGAACGACGAGCGGCTGGCGGATGCGGTGCCCAAGACCAAGAGCACCATCTCTATCCGCAAGGTGGCGAAACTTTTCTCAGTGTAATATATACAGAATGTCTTCCCAGTCACGCGCTGTCCGCTTCCACCAGGGTGACCCAACCCTGAAGAAAAACCCCAAGGGTGAAATTGTCTCAGTAGAAAAGTCAAAGCAGGGCAAGGCTAACCCCTGGATAAAGGCTGTCGCAAAGGCCAAGAAGGAGCTCAAGCTGAAAAAGAAGGGCCTCGACTTTGATGACTACAAGCTCACGAAGGGCTCAGAGCTGTACAAGGCGGCCAAGAAAATCCACGAGTCCAAGTAATTTTCTTTAAATAAAGTAGGATGTCTAAGACCCCTGGACGAATGTTAGAAGTTAATATAGGTACAGTTGACGGAGTATATCAACAGTTGCGCGGCGAAGGGCTAACAAGAAATAAAATAAAAAGTATATATCCCTCTGTGAACGAAATGATGGCAAAAAAATACGGGAAGAATTATCCCTCTCCGGTTGGCAGAACAGGGGGACCAATTCCTACTACAGGGAAAAGCCGCCGAGGCTCATCTGCGCCACCTCCTAAGAGAAATACAGAGGGAGGACGTAAATTATTTGCATCCCCGAACAAACCAAAAAGAAATTGGGGTCCAAAAATAGAGACCACGGGGCCCAAGGGGAACACGGGGCCCAAGGGGAACATGGGGTTCACTGGACTCAAGGGGAACAAAGGGAACAGAGGGCCGAAGGGTTCACCGGCTCCGGCCCCGGCTCAAGTGATACCAGCCAAGTCAATAACTACACGGTACAAGCAGCTTAAAGAGAAACTCAAGGCTATTCAGAATCTGGCGAGCAACCGGTCGCGTCGCAGCGAAAACAATGCGCGCGAACTACGTCAGCTCATAAGAAGTCAGCAGAATAATCTGCTTCGACAGATTCGGCAACGAAATACGAGCATGCATAGATATTCGCGCATACGAGGCAATCCTACAAATTATTACAGCCCCAATACATTTAGCCGTTATTACCGAATGCCGCCGGTACACAGAGGACTCGCCCAGTACTACTACTATCAGCGTCCGGGTGTGCCGCGCTACGTACAGCAGCTACCTCCGCAGGTATGGCGCATCAACCAGGGTGGTCGTGGTTTGCCACCCGTTCCATTCTACCCTACTCGTCGTCGTCAAGTAAGGCGCGCTCGACGATAGGGACGATAGGCTCCTCCTCAGCCTCTGTCGCCGCCTGTAGGTCGTCATAGACCATAATCTGGCTACACTTGACAGTAAACCCGTACTGATTATTGAAAAAGTAAACACCTGTAATCTCAATCAGACACGACATCTCCTTGCCGGCCCCCTCCCCGGCTGTCGTGAACGACCCAATGTAGTTGCGCTGCGCGTCAAATACGGGTGTGCCATCCTCCACCTTGATGCGCAGGCTCGACCCCTTGAGGTTCGAGTTGAACGGCTCGGCCGCGCACAGCTTCGTCTCCATCTCGCGCCACCAGTTGATAAACGCCTTGTTCCCAATCTCGATATTAATCGACTTGTACTCGCTCAGACCATACTGACAGAGCCCACGCGGAATCTGAAATTTGAGCCCGGTAAAGCGGGCCATGCCGCGCGTAAAAGTAGTCTCTACATCGTTGAGATTGATACCGAGCCACTTCATTACTAGTTAAAATTTGTAGGGTCTCTTTTAAACCGAAAACATTCAAACAAATGAGATGCCCTTTTGGACATGTTACTAAACTCGTCGATGGTGTAGCTGCTCCCCATCGATTTGTTGCAGTTGCTGCAGATGGGCCGCAGGTTGTCAATGTCGGCCGTGCCACCCTTGCTCTCAGGGATGTTGTGGCCGCACTCGAAATTAAAAGGAGTAATTTTGTTTTCGCACCAGCCAACCAGGCACTTGTGCTCAAAGTGCTTGCCGATGTGAACTAGCCACACCTGCTCGCGGAGCGCCTTCGGGAGCTTGAGCTTCATATTTTTGAATAAATTATTTACTTTAATTATGGAGGACGACTGTCCAATTTGTTATGAAGAGATAACAGGCGCTGTGACCCAGATGGGCTGTTGCCGCAAGTACATGCACGCCGAGTGCTACGTCAGATGCATGGTCCGCAAGACAGAGTGTCCCATGTGCCGTACGGACCAGTCGTTTGATATTTTGATTCCGGTTGCCGAATCAGTGTCAGAGGTGTCGTCTCAGCCACCGGTCCGTGATAAAAAAATATTTATTCCAATTGTTTGTCTGAGTATGAGTCTAGGGATGTTGTTCAGTATGAATCCGTTAAATGTGTTCCCGGGGGTTATAGGGATGTTTTTGGGGGGTGTTATATTCAAGGAGTGACCTATAGAGAAAACTGTTTCTCGAGCTTGACGAGCTTTGCGTACTTGCGCATGTTGCGGCTGTATGTGTCGTACCGGCCGGCCCACATCTCCATGTCATATTCGAGTCGTAGCGGCTCAATCTGCCGTTCGAGCTCCTGTTGGCGCGTCTTGGCAGGAGAATAGTTGGGAGGGCACTTTTTGTAAGCCTTCCAGGCCTTGGAGCACTGGGTGTACTTTTCGTACGCATCCTTGGATGACTCTGTAAAGTCGGCCAGGTCTTGCTCGAGCTCTGCCAGAGTCGTCTCGTGGAGCTCGCGTTTTTCATCGTCCGTCAGGCGCTCGTAGTAGTTGAGCGCAGCGCCCATGTGCTCCGGGCACGCCTCCTTGAGCCCTGCCGCCGTCCCCGGGAACTCGTCACGAATCATGTCGAGCTCGCGGTGAGCCTCGCCCTCAAAGTAGTCTAGGACTGCCCTGCGAGCAGAGGGCCACGCAGGAAAGCCTGCATAGTCAGACTCGCGTGCGTGCCAGTTGCATCCATCCGCACAGTAGACACGACCAGACTCGTCAAGCGCGAAGCAAATGCCCCAACCCATTACTAAACAGTTTGTGTATATTTTTAACTCTTTTCTTCCTCATCCTCGAGTTCAGGTATCTCCTTGATTTCGTCCCACATGTCCTGAGTCAGTTTGAAGAATTCGCGGGCCGCGTCAGACTCTCTCTGACCTGTCTTCTTCAGGGATTGTTGCAGCTTGTGGAAGGTGTCCAGACGCTTAGATTCCATGACGTGCGGAGACCGTACCATACGTGCCGGCAGCTTAAAGGCTGGCTTCTGTGGAGGGGTGGCACATGCCCGAATCATCATTTATTTTTTCAAATATTTTTTACCGAGACCTATAACACGGCAGACATAGTTTTTTCCAGACCGGCTCTTCATGGCCAATACGGTCCATACACTTGGTACATCTTCTACATATACAGTTAATCATCATATTTCCACAAGTATCACAAAATGTGCAACAGTTACACATGTAACACTTCCGTTTGCACGCCTTACAGATGCACTCGTAACAGAGCTTGCTGCACCCTATACACCGACAATCTTTCTTCCGGCGCGCGCACTTGGGGCACTTGGGACACGTACAGTCCTCTCTGAAGTGCTTAAACTCGCGAGTATCGCCGACATAGCATTTGACACACCGGCAGGCGTGTACCGGCCATTTGCATTTTCTGCAACGGGCGCACATACACTCGTCCTCGTATTTGTGGCAGACGAAGCAGTGGGGTATATGACACACACAGTTTTCATCGTCGCACCTGTTTTGCTTTCCATCACGAGTACGCTTGTCAACCGGGTTATTCCCGCGGCAGATACGCCCGTCGCGAAAAGCGTTCACCTGTTTGTTCAGCTCATCATTGTTGAATTTTTTTATACACTCGGACCCTACTACAATCATCTCCTCGGACACCAAGTTTTCTACTAAAAAAAGTCGTTTGATATGAGGGTGCGAACACATGCACTGGCACGCGTCATCATCTTCGTCAATATATCTGGAATCTATAATTTTCCATGAAGCTTTGTCATACATAGAAACTTTACAATATTTTTTGATTACTTCATCCAACTCCTTGTGTTTGTTGCCGACAGGTGTATCATTATATCGCCCCCAGGCTTTGTCCGGGAAGCATTTATAGAATCCGCGTTCGATAGGCATTGCCTAAATATTTTTTATTACTTTTAAGTATGATACCTATCTGGCAGATATACAGCTATTGGAGTTTCGCATTGACACTCCTCTGGCTGACAGGGAAGCTGCCCTTTTCTCCGCTTGTTTCAGCTTTGGCTTCATTTATATGTAGTTTTTTTTCGGCATGGTGTCAATACGGCCCCAAATCAGTCTGTTTCTTTATCATACTGACACACGCCATCCCTGTATGGCTACTACGAAACACAAGTCTGGAAGTGCTTCCTAATGCCATGGTTTTCTTATTGTACAACCTTACACTGCTCATGCAGTCCACGAATTACATAAAAGTTTATGAAAAAATATTTACAAATCCACCAGGTACTATCAGGGGTTACCTAGTTCAGCGTGGCCTCCTCTAAGCGGAGCACATCTCACAGCCTTCCGGGTTGTCGCGTCGGCACGCCTGGACAGGGTCGAGCGTGAACTGGATGGGCTTGGCCTTGGCGCGCGTCCGCAGATAGTACATCCCTGACTTGAGCCCCTTCTTCCAGCCGTACATATGCATACTGGACAGCTTGGCCATAGAAGGATTCTCCATGAAGATGTTCAGAGACTGCGACTGGCACACAAACGCCCCGCGGTCCGCCGCCATATCAATCAGCACCTTCTGACTCATCTCCCATGCCGTCTTGTAGATGTCCTTGAGGCGCTGCGGAATAGTCAGGCTCTGCACACTACCACCATCGCGGATAATCTGGTCCTTCGTGTCCTTGTTCCACATGCTGATAGCCTGCAGGTCCTTGACCAGGTGCTTGTTAATCATCACAAACTCGCCCGCGAGCGTGCGGCGCAAGTACAGGTTGGTCGTGTACGGCTCGAACGCCTCGTTGTTGCCGAGAATCTGGGCCGTGCTTGCTGTCGGCATAGGGCCCACGAGCAGCGAGTTGCGCAGGCCCCACAGGTGAATCTCGTGCTTCAGCTCTTCCCAATCTGGCCGCGACGGCGTGACGCCCCACAAGTCAAACTGGAGCTTACCCTCGGCAGCTGGCGAATCACGGAACGTCTCGTACGTCCCCTCCTCTTTCGCGAGCTGACACGACTCTGACAGCGCGCCGTGATAAATCGTCTCGAAGATGTCCTTGTTCAGCTTGGCCGCCTCGAGGCTGTCGAACGGCAGCCCCAGCATCATATAGACATCTGCCAGCCCCTGGACGCCAATAGCGATGGGTCGGTGGCGCTTGTTGCTGCGCTCCGCCTCTGGCACAGGGTAGAAGTTTCGGTCGATAACCCTGTTCAGGTTGCGAGTCACCAGACGGCTGATGTCGTGCAGCGCCGTGTGGCTAAACTCCCCATCGCTCACAAAGGCTGGCAGACTGATGGACGCCAGATTGCACACCGCCACCTCCTCCGGACTGGTGTGCTGAACAATTTCTACACAAAGGTTCGAGGACTTGATTGTGCCCAGATTCTTCTGGTTCGACTTTTCGTTGCACGAGTCCTTGTACAGCATGTAGGGCGTGCCAGTCTCAATCTGGGAGCGCAGGACCGAGTCCCAGACTTGGCGCGCCTTGACCACCTTCCGGAAGCGCCCCTGGGCTACGTACATCCGGTACAGCTCGTTGAACGCCTCACCGTGGACGTCAGCTAGGTTGGGGCACTCGTTGGGGCACATCAGGTGCCAGTCGCCGTCCTGCTCCACCTTTTGCATGAAGAGGTCCGGGACCCAGAGGGCCGTGAACAGGTCGCGGCAGCGCGCCTCCTCGTCACCCTGGTTGAGCCGCAGGTCGAGAAACTCCATAATGTCGGCGTGCCACGGCTCGAGGTAGACTGCGATACTGCCCTTCCGCCGGCCACCCTGGTTCACGTAGCGGGCAGTCGCGTTGAACACGCGCAGCATAGGGATGATGCCGTCAGACTGGCCGTTTGTACCGGCGATGCGCGACCCCTTGGCGCGGACATTGTGGGCGTGCAGTCCGATTCCCCCTGACCACTTGGAGATGTTGGCGCACTGCTCCATCGTCTGGTAGATGCCGCCGATGCTGTCCTCCTTGATGCCTAGGAGGAAGCAGCTGGACATTTGAGGGCGGGTCGAGCCGGCGTTGAAAAGAGTAGGGGTCGCGTGGATGAAATACTTCTTAGACATGAATTCGTAAGTCTTTTTGACGCGCGCAATGTCATCGCCGTGGATACCGACCGCGACGCGCATAAACATGTACTGGGGGGTCTCGCCGTGGTTCAGGTAGCTCTTTTGCAGAGTCTTGATACCGAAGAATCCAAAGTCATAGTCGCGGTCGTGTTGAATTTCGGCATCCAGTTCGAGCGCGACGCACTTCATGAAGTAGTCCGAGACGACGCCACGGATGTGCAGACCGACCATGGCATCGCTAAAAGTTTTGGGACAATTTTTGTGCATGTCAGAGACGATGATACGGGTCGCGAGCGTCTCGTAACTAGGGTTTTCGGTCACCATATCGATGGCCACGTCGGCGCTCAGGTTGTCCACGTCACTGGTCTTGATTCCGTCGTACATAGATGAGAATACCTTTTGGGCCACCTTGTCAGCCTGGACACCCTCGAGGTCCGCGCAGAGCTTGTGGATACGCTTGGTAACCTTGTCGAACAGCATAGGGACCTCATCTCCGGAGCGCTTGATGACCTTCATTTCTTCTATGAAACAATTGACTCTTTTTTTTAAGTGTCCGGTACGCAGGGGGTCGGACGAAATTTTATTAGTACTGTATAGTAATGGCTACACGCATCGAGCCGACTCCTCTGAGCAATTCATTCTTTTCTGATTTCAACCGCGAGTCTCTGCACTTGGCCATTATTGAGGAGGCGCGCAAGCGCACAGGCTATGTCATCGACCGCCAGAACGACGGTGACCTCCAGGCCTACATGAAGTCCGTCTACGTGAACATGATGCGCGACCCTTTCCAGAACGTCAGGGGTCAGCTCGATGCTATGAATAGAGCTGTAGTGACTCAGGCTATGCGGGACGTCATCCCGGGTGTGCTGCAGCAGCTGATTTACCTGCGCGACGCGAGCAGCCTGCCAACCCCCCTGCTCGACGCTCAGAGCACAAGCACCCGTGGCATGAAGTTTGGCGAGAGCAACAAGTGGGGCTTCTGAAAAAAATAACTTTTTAAATTATGAAGTCGCTGGATGAGATACTGGTCGGGTTCCTCGTCTTTTTCCTTATTGAGCGCGGGGTGCGTCTGGGCAGCAGCATGAAGTACGGCAGGCCAGAGGATACCAAGGTGCTCAAGTTTGAGTTTGGGTCGCTGGCGGCGGCACTGGTAGCAGTGATGATGTTTCGTAAGAGAATAGGTAGCGTTAATATCTAAGGGTTTGAACTGATAACTAGATATGATGAATCAGTACCGTGACGAGACGTACGAGCTCTGTCGTACGAAAGGATGGGACAAGGCGCCCGTCCAGACGGTCTGGCTTTTGCTTACAGAGGAGATTGGCGAGTTGGCGAGTGCCATCAGGCAGCACCAACGAAATTTCAAAAAGACTGGCCTAAAAAAAGACAAGGGGACTGATATCGTGACTGAGATGGGTGACGTGTTCAGTTATCTGTTCCAATTGTCGTACATGCTGAATGTTGACCTTGACCATATGTGGAACATCCATCGAGAAAAGATGGCCACAAAAGTTTATCTTCGTACATAGTAACGATGGCACTGTCAATGCTGGTTGATGACCAGCTCAGCATGAATCGCATCAACCCGTACACGCTTACGGGGACTTTTGGTGTACCCACTGACGGCATGTACAAGACGCCACTGGATGCACGCTACACGACAGGAATTGACCCCATTCCAGCCGAGACCGGCACCACCTTCCCGGACGACACCCCTGAACACTTTGCGCCAAGCCGCATCAACATGGCTGGCGGTATGGTGGCCCAGACTGTAGGTGCTCACGGCAACGCACCTTATGCCGTCTTCCCAGCACGCAAGTACCAGTACATTGACGGCAGTGTCTCCTTTATCCGGCCAGGAATGGAGGGCGGTGGTGATAACGACGTGTACTATGAGGACCGGTACAAGACGGTCAAGTGGGACAAGGATACGCTGATTATCCTGCTTGTCGCACTTGCGGCTGTTCTGTTTGTGTTTCGCAAAAATCTAAAGGTGTAAGAGCCTTCGTGTCAAATCTTATTAATTTTTTGTCCTATAATTTGAGGGAGTTTAGACTCGAGCAGAGCGCGCTCCTTGAGCTTGCGTTCGGCAGCCCCCTTGCATTTGTGCACCTCAAGCTGTATGCATCCACAGCAGCAGCTGGAAGAGCACTCTTTGCACACAAGCATCGCGGTGTTTCGCCTGCAATGTGGGCATTTCATTCACTCTGTATATAACAGATATATTCGTTAAGTGGTATGTACGGCGTCAAATCTACTTCGACTTCGCACAGACCATTTCGCTTCGCAGTCTGGACGCGCTCCCAGAAAGCCTCGAGGACAGGCAGCGCGTCAGCAAACCACTGGCGGCTTCGCTTCACCCTGACGACATTAAATTCTTCGGGCTTTTCGCCAGCCGGCCGGTACTGGATGAAGTCGCACTCCTCGAGGTCCAGAATCTCGAGCAGCAGTTGAATCTGCGGCATATAGTGCTTGGGCACCTTGGACTCAATCTTGCGCGTCAGTGGGCACTTGATTTCGATGAGCATCCCATCCTCTGTCACGCCGTCAGGTGAGCCGCCGAGCCACTTGTGGACCGGGTGCTGCACGAGCCCAATCTCGTGGCTCTTTTTGTTGTACCGGGCGTCGTACAGGTCGCGTGCGATGGGCTCGAGCAGGGTGCCGTGTGCCGTCGCGGCGTTCCCGGACCACTTGAGCTTGAGCACCTTTTTCATGAGGAGTTTGTCAGGGGTTTCGTAGTGATTCTCGCCGAGGGCAGTGGCGACATCGCTAGCTGTCAGCATCCCCTCGCGCAGCTGGAGCCAAGCCTCTGAGCGCTGGTCATGATACGTTCGGCCGAGGAGCTCTTTCACCTTTGGGTCCATTAGTTTTAAATCGCGGGTCTGTTTTAAGCAACATTTCAGCCGCGTTTTGTTCAGCCTCTTTCTTAGTAAGAGCAAACCCTGACCCGCAGTCCATCCCATCCACAAAGACAGTGATGAAGAAACGGCCGTTTGTGGTCCCCATATGGCGGTACTCTGGCGTGGGTATCTTCATCGCCTGGCACATGCGCATCAGCTGGTCCTTGTAGTTGTCGTCATCCAAATTCAGGTCAATTTTTTCAAAAGAATTCATGATAAACTGTTTGGCGTAGACCATACCGAGGTCGAGGTAGATGGCACCCACAAACGCCTCGAACACATCCTCGAGGATGTTGTCATTGGTGTTCCAGCCGTTGCGTATACCCTTTTCGTCCATGAGGACATACCTGTCCAGACCCAATTTCTTCGAGATTTCGCATAGCGTCTTACCACGGACCATTTTGGTCCGCGCCTTGGTCAGAAAGCCCTCTTGGTGCTTTTCATACAAGTCAAATAAGTGCTTGGTTATAATGAAACCTAGAACGGAATCCCCCATAAATTCAAGCGTTTCATAGGACCCGGTAAGCCCCTTGTAACGTTTGAGAGCAGATTTATGCGTGAACGCGCGACGATACAGACTAATATCTTTCACCTTTGTACCCACGAGAGTAGACAGTACTTCGCGTGGGAGCAAAGGAAGCTCTTGCTCCTCTTCTGTTGTTGACATTGTTATATTATATTACACACAAATTCTTAAGTCCCTTTTCACGCCGCCGACTTGACCACCTTGGGGCGAACCTTCTTCTCCTTGGGCGCCTCGGTGGCTGCCTCTGCTGCTACTGGCTTCTCCTTGACGGCGACCGGCTTCTTCTCCTTGGGCGGGGCTGGCGGCTTGACCTCCTTGATGTAGTGCGGGCTGACAAACTTCTGCAGGTTCAGGAACGACACCTCCTCACCCTCGGGGGGGTTCAGGAGTGCGCGCAGGGTGTCATCCATCAGAATCACCTTGCCATTCTTGAGGCCGCGCTCGGACACGTAGGCGTTCACAAACTTGGTCACCTGCGTACGGGAAATCTTGTCGCCGTCGGCCAGGCCCAGGAACTTCTGCAGGGCCGGAGTCACGCTCTGGGGCTTGTTGAAGCCGTTATTCTTGGCGCGCTCAGCAGCCTTCTCACCGCTGGGGTCACCGATGTACTGACGAATCTTGCGGACATCCTTGCGGAGGCCCTTTAGCTCCTTGGCCAGCAGCTCGAGGGTAACGGGGGTCTCGTTGACAGATGCCATCTCTTCTACCATACAGTGGGGGCAGGACTTTAAGTGCCTATACCGAGCCACGAATTCAAATCAAAAGTGCGAGTGCAACTGCCATTGTTCCGATGAATGTTATCAGGGGTCCATTATCTCTCGGTTCGACCACTGGTCTCTCAGGTGGCTGGCTCGTCAGGATGAGTGGATAAGGCGTGACGGGCTGCGGGTCTGTGTACGTACCGGGATTTGTCACGATGGTGTGCATATAGGCCGGGTCTGAATCGAAAGCCTTTACCCATTTCTTGACAGAAGGCTTGTCTGATATGGGCAGGTTGTCACCAAAACCATAGGGCAGGCCGGGGTTGCCTGTTGCTTTCAGGGGCTGCTCAGTCTCGGGCTGGCGTCCAGTACACTCATTCTTACAGCACTCGGCTTTGCAGGGGCGCGTGTATCCCTTTTCCCGGTCAACAAATGCACAAAAAGTTTTCCCAGGCTCTGAGGGGGATGGCAGGCAGGAGCATTCAGGCGAACAGTCAGTTGCGCTCATTACAAGTAATTAATATTTTTGTTGATACTAAATGGAGTACGGTACCCCAGTCAAGCTCCCGGACGGTCGCTACTTTCTGAAGATGGCTAATGCGTTGCACCAGGTGAACGGTGTCAAGCTGGTTGACTCTCTGACAGGCAACAACATCTCGTTCCGCATCCCAGAGGCGGGCCAGGAAATCATCAGCAAGTGTGACGAGGAAATCATCAGCAAGGCGAAGGAGTGCAAGGTGGCGTGGTTCGGCAAGGAGCTGAGCGACGAGACCATCCAGACGGCGTTCCAGGACTCGCTGACGGAGGACATACTGACTGTCGCACCAGCCAAGCTCAAGGGCGAGGTGGTTCTGACGGCGTTCGATATGAAGAAGAACCAGCTCGAGCTCCAGGAGGTGAAGGAGGAGACGACGTGCGACGTGCTGTTCGAGCTGGCCGGTCTGTGGTTCCTGAAAAAGTCGTTCGGTCCCATCTGGCGCGCGGTCCAGGTCCGTGTTCGCGGTGCCCCCCAGTCACCCATCTTTTCCAAAAAGTACCTGTTCAACGACAGCCCAGAGGAGGATGAGGGCGAGGCGGACCCAGCCGACTACATCGACTAAGTAAAAAATATTTGTAGATTAATATAAATGGCAATCAACCGTCGTGCCCTTTTCGCCCTTCTGGTCGTGGCGGCTCTGGTAATTTATTTCTTCTACCCAAGCTGCCGCTCCAGCATGTCATTCAGCGCCGTGACTGGCATAGATTTGCCCATCACCAAGGCTGAGAATTTCGAAGCCTCTCCAGCCCCAGTGTCAGGCATGAATGGCCCCACCTTCGATGTGTCAGGCGCTGGCCTTATCCCCCGCGAGGTGACAGCAACCGAGGACTTTGGCCAGTTCAGCCCAGCGAATATCCTGAGCGGTCAGAACTACCTGGACGCGCGCTCCCAGATTGGCTACCCCGAGACCATCGGCGGTGTGCTGCGCAACGCTAACCGCCAGTTCCGCAGCGAGCCAATCAACCCCCGCGACCCAGTCAGCATCTGGAACCTGTCCACCATTCCCCCAGACAGCATGCGTCCTCGCTTCGAGATTTCTCCAGAGTACCAGTAGGCTCTGCGAAGGCTCTGCGAAGGCGAAGCCTTCTTTTCTTTCAAGAGAAGGAGGGCCTTTGGCCCTCAGCGAAGCCTTTTCTTTCTTTCATGGAATGAAGACCTTTGGCCCTCGATGAAGGCGCGGTGTCAGTGTATTAAAAAAATAAAAAGAATTTTTATAAATGTCTTCTGTGAATGATGATTTCAAGCAGAAGATGAATGAGTGGGTGGCTCTGAAGGCCCAGCTCGCAGCCATTCGCCGAGATACCTCCGTGCTGACTAAGCGCGAGAAGACCCTCCGCGAATCGCTAAAGAATCACATGAAGCAGGCTGATATCGACACCGTAAAGGTGAAGGAAAAGATTAAGGTGAACCTGAAGACGACTCCGGGCAAGAAAAAGACTCTGCCAAAGGCTATCCTCGAGGTTATTCAGCGTGGGCTTTCTATGTACTTTGGGGGTGACCTTGCACGTGTAGAGGGTGCCGTGAATGCAATTATTGATGTAATGCCAGAGGGCCCTGACAAGGATACTATCAGTCTGACTGGGCTCAAAGCACTCAGTTAAACTAATGAAACTACTATAAAACAAGACAAGACACTATGGGTCTGAACGACGAGTACTCCCGCGATGCCTACCTCCCCGAGGATGTTGGTGCTGACGGCGAAACACAGGACGATGACCCCTTTGATGAATTTACCCAGGAGGACTGGGAGGACTGGTACAGCGAGGACCTCTTGGACATGTGGATGCCTATCCGTGAGTCTTACGAAGCCCAGTACTTGCGACCCCCAGTAACCTTCAACCAGTTTTGTAATTTTGTTTACAACTATTAAATGATGATTGACATAACCTCCCCCAAGGTCCTTGCCCCCGCAGCCCTGTTCGCGGCTCTCCAGCTGCTGCCCACCCGCCTTGGTCTGCTGCCCCGTGCTCTGGTCGTGGCCCTGGCGCTCTTTATCGTGTACAAGTACGCACTGAAGCGCACCTTCACCCGTGCCGACCTGGTTGTGCCAGCACTGCTGTTTGTGCTGCTGACCCCAGGCCTGCTGGTGACCCTGCCGCCAGGCGGCACCGTGATGGAGGCGACCGCCGTGCACACCATCGTGTTCGCCGTCGTGTTCGCTGTTATGCGTAGCGTTTTTGCACAGTACTACTAGATGAGGTACCTCGTAGTTGGCCCTGGTGCCATGGGTTACTTTATCTATTTAGGAATACTTAGTCGACTAAAACTTAGTAAACTTGAGGAGGTGAGTGGGGCGAGCGCCGGTGCCCTGCTTATGTTCCTGTTTCTCGCGACCAAGGGTGACATCCAAGCCATGCTGGACCACTCTATCAAGATTCCCGTGAAACAGCTTATGAAACCAAATATTAAAAACTTTTTTACAAATTTTGGGTTGGTGCCGACAGCCAAGCTCGAGGCTGTCATTCGAAAAACATGTAAAAAATTTTTAAAAAAAGATGACATCACGTTCAGGGAGTTGTATGAGCACAACCCGATTAAGCTACACGTCTCCGCCTTTTGTGTCGACCTCCAGAAGACTGTATATTTTTCAGTAGATTCCCACCCGGACATGAGTGTCTGTCAGGCTGTGACTGCATCGGTCGCTGTGCCATTCCTCATGAGTTCTGTCAAGATTGGGGAATGGAACTATATCGACGGTGGCACACAGGAACAGGTACCCGGTGCCCCATTTATTGGAAAAAATTTTGAAGAAACAGTTTGTTTAAATATTGACACCTGGCGAAAATATGAAGTGAAGGACCTCAAGTCGTACGCCTCATCGATACTGTCATGCCTCAGTGGCCTCCGCCATTCATATAATTTTAAAACAATTCATGTGCCTGTAGAAAATTTTGATATATTTAATTTTTCATACGAGTCTGAGGATAAGTTACGCATGTTTATGCTCGGTCACAGAGCACAATGAAAAAATATATATTTATAAAATAAAATGAAAACCATAATGCGCTCAGCCTACACGGCAATCCGTAAGAGCAAGCTGGTGCACGTCAAGCCGACCGCGACACGCAAGGGGTACACCTACAGAACGAAGGGTGGTCCGGTGCGTGTCAAGGCTGCGCCCATAAAGGATGTAGGTGCGGCGGGTAAAGGGCCCAAGGTTATCGGCAAGCTCAAGGCGGGTATGCTGACCAAGTACCACTACCACCCTGTAGAGCTAGAGTCTGCTCGGCGCCGCGCGCTCACCAAGGCAATTCGTGTAGGTCGTGAAGACCCACACACAGTCATCAAGCGTTTGACAGCAGTGAGCACACTCGTGAAACGGACACTACCAAACGCATCACGCATCTACAAACGTGATGCCAAGTGGGTCCATTCTAAGTTTCTTACTTCACAGTAGAGCCTTGTCAGCCACAGCCTCTACTGGCTCCTCCTCTGGCTCGTGCTCCTCAACCTCTGGCTCTGGGGCCGGAGTGTTCAGTGACTGCTCAATCAGTGCTGCGGCACGAGCAACTGGCACATCCTCCTCCTCAATCGTCTGAGCGACTGGGTCCGCCACGGGCTCTGCCACGGGCTCGGTGACTGCTACAGGTTCTGGATCCGGAATTCGAATACCCATTTGTAATATTATTAAAGATTTATTTTAAATAACTTTCATGGAGTACCTTGTTCGCATGGTGGCGAATCATGTATGGGACAGTTTGGGGCCTGGGTACAGTGAGCGTGTTTATCACAACGCTTTTGAGGTGGCTCTCCGTATGAATTCTGTCAGTTACGAAACAGAAAGAATTATTCCAATATTTTTTCAGGGGCACAATGTTGGCAACTTGCGGGCTGACCTCGTCATCGACCAGTGTATGATTGTCGAGCTCAAGTCTGTCGTACGACTGAAGGAGGAGAACCGTAACCAGATTAAAAATTATATAAAACTTATGAATCTGACTACAGGTATACTGGTCAACTTCCCGAGCGTCAGTGGGTCGGTCGAGGTTGAGGTATTTTCGACCGACCCGAAGGGTCAGACTTTTATGTCAGATACTATTAATGAGTGCACAGCCAATGCCAATAGTGATTCAGGCACCGGCTCCAGCCATGGCAGCTCCACCAGCTGCTAGCGGTGGAAAGAAATTTTTAATTTTTATAATTTTTATAATTTTTCTAGGAGTGGGTGTAGTGTACGCCAACCTGAACGGGTACATCACTCTTCCAGAAAGTATTACAAAATTTATTCCGGCACAATACCTCCCAGCTGCCGAGATTGCAGCTGTCGAGCAGGCGGCTGTCGAAGAGACACCGGCCGAGACCTACAAGGAGGAACCTGAGACATATGAGGAAGAGATGGCCAAGTACGAAAAAGAAAGCCTAAAGGACGAGACTTATGAAGAGGAAAAGTATGTCGAGGAGGCTGCTCCAGAAGCGTACAGGACATTTTAGAAAAAAGTTTATAAAAATTAATGATGCTGGCCCGGATCACAACCCCATGGTACGAGGTCGAGGGTAGGAAATATATAAATTTAGAAGTTGACGGCCAGGTGATTCGGGCCAAGGTGCCATGGCGGTACGGTCGGGTCATGTGCAAAGTATCAGGCATTCGTCCCATTCAGGAACTACAGCTGAATGAGACGGTTGAGGTTATACTGGATAAAAAGTACTGGGGTGGTAACGTGTACTATGTTATTATCAGTTTAAGAAGTTCACCTTTGGTATAGTAGTATGCTGACAAACACAGGGTACGTGACTGAAAAAAATATAGAAATAAAAAAGAAACTCACTGTTAGACCAGTTGAGAATGCGATGGGTATACGCCCACCATCGTTCAAGGTTTTCAGAGAAACGGCGCAGGGCCTCGTTGTCCCCCGGTACTTTGGCTGTAGCGAGCTCGGCCCCCCGACCGCCGACAAGAGGTCCCGGCCTGCTTCTGCTGATATTAAGTTCACTGGGGTTCTGCGAGAGGCGACGCGACAGCCAGAAGCTGTCGAACGAGGAAAAGCATCTTTCGAAACTGACGGCGGAGGCGTACTTTCCCTTCCCTGTGGATTCGGGAAAACAACTTGCGCTTTGGCCCTTGCTGCCCATCTCCGCGTCCGAACTATGATTGTCGTACACAAGGAGTTCCTCGCAAACCAGTGGGCCGAAAAGATTGCCGAGTTCTGTCCGGGTGCAACCATCGGCCGCGTTCAAGGTGATAAGCTCGAACTCGAAAACGACTTTGTGATTGCGATGATTCAGACGATGTGTATCCGCGAGCACGAGCCGGGCGCTTTCGACAGCATCGGTCTAGTGATTGTGGACGAGGCGCACCACATCGGTGCTCCAGCCTTTTCGCAATTCATGTTCAAGCTCTGCCCAAAGTACACTCTCGGTCTGACTGCCACCCCAGAGCGCAAGGATGGTCTGACGCGCCTTCTGTACTGGTTTATGGGTGCCAACTTTTTCACGGTCGAACGAGAGAATCAGGCGCAGGTCAAGGTGGTGCCTCTCCAGTTTGACTGCCCTGAGTACAGGTCGGCACCGCCGTGCACGCGGTTCGGCAAGGTGAGCCTGGCAGAGGTGGTCAATCAGCTGGTCGAGCTCCCGGACCGTAACCAGCTGATACTCGACACTATCGAAAAATTAAAAAAAGAAAAAAGAAAAATATTAATTCTGTCAGACCGGAGAGGACACTGCGCATGGCTGAAAGAGAGCATCGAGGGGTCAGCACTGTATATAGGCGGGATGAAGGAGGAGGAGTTGACCGAGTCAGCCAAGGCCCAGGTCATCGTGGCGACGTTCACACTTGCGCATGAAGGCCTGGATATACCTGCGCTCGATACGGTCATCCTCAGCACGCCACACTCGGATGTGAAGCAGGCTGTAGGGCGTATCATGCGTGAAACAAAGGGAAAGAACAATGACCCAGTCATTTATGACATGGTGGACCACTGGTCTGTCCTGTGGGCTATGTACAGCAAGCGACTGAAGATGTACCACGACTCGGGGTTTGCGGTCGATGGCAGGCCCGCGCCCAAGAAAGAGGCCAGGCCGGACAGGTGTTTACTTTAAGAAAAATATTTTACAATATTATAAATGTCCCCCACCAACACTGGCTTCCTGAACACCAAGCGTCGCGTGATTTTCCGCTCAGATGCAGGCAAGTATTTTGTCCGCACCGCCAAGGGTGTGTCATACAATCCCAAGGCAAAGGTCCACAAGAGCCCAGGTGGCACCGAGCGCGCCACCAAGTACGTGAAGAATCTGGTGGCCATCCCCTCGCCCATCCGCCCCAAGTTCAACCGCAAGGAGCGTGCTAACGTGGGTGGCAAGCGCGCAGCCTATGCGCCCCGCCAGGGTGGCATGGTGGTGCGTCTGAAGCGCAACCCATTCCTGACTCAGCTGTTCAGCCCCAAGCCGATGCGTGGCCGCGGCCGCCCCCGGAAGGTGCGCAGCGCTCAGCCAGGCCCAGTCATGCGTCGCTACAAGGCGACTCGTGCTCGCAAGGCCAAGAAGGCTCGCAAGGCCAAGGCCTAAACTACGAGTCACCTAAAGAGTCACTGATGCCGAGGAGGACAACACCCATAACAAAAAACATTACAAGATAATTACATTCGGTCCGATCGGTCTTTATCGGGCTCGGCGGCATCATAATCTGGACTGGAGGGCCCAAGTCCATTTCAAAAGGGGCATATGAGAGCCCTTGCATACTATTACTTTAGAAAACTTCCTATCCACTAGAGCGGCTGACCCCAAGGGTCAGATTTAAATAGAAACCTCCTTTTTGCCGCTGGCCTTTGGCTTGCGGCCACGCTTCGCTTTTCCTTCGGCCGGCAGAGTCACGTCACGAATAGTCTGGTCGTCGACGCTGACAATGTCAGACACGGATTCGAGTTCCTCCTCACGTGGAGCGACTGGGCGAATCTGTGGAGGCGGAGGGCCCATCATACCCATCAGAGCTGAGATGTCCATACCAGGTCCCTGCATATCACGACGCAGGCCTGGCTGTGGCGGCCCCTGGTTCTGCTGGTTCTGCGTCCGCTGCACTGCATCCATCATATTCTTCACGAGGTCAGGGTTCTGGTTCACAACCTGGCTCATGCTCGGCATCGCCGCCTTGAACATGCTGTTGGTCAGGTGGAACATCATCGCCGAGCCACCAACCATCATAATGAGCTTCACCTCTGGTGCCACCTCAATCTTATTCTTGTACTTGTTGTGGAGCTCCTCAAACACGCCGTCGTAATCATCGGCATTCTCCATCATATTCTCTGACCAGCCGTCGAGCTGCAGGTCGAACGGGTCGAACTTCTTGTTCAGGAACTCCAGACCGGTGACGGTCGCAATCAGCATGCGCCGTTGGAACTTGATGGAGCGCTCAACCTCGATGCCGTACATCAGGCGCTTGTACTCTGTACGAATCTCCTCAATGTCGCTGTAGCTGGTCAGGCGGGCGTTGGTGTTCAGGCCCTTCTTGGCCAGGCGGGCAATCTTGTTCAGCAGGTCCGCCTTTTCGTCCTCGATGGTCTTGTAGCCCTCAGAGGGCATCTGTGGACCGCTGCTCTGGTACTGCTGCTCCTCGGGCCCCTCGTCACCCTCCTCCTGACCGTCCCACTCCTCAGCCACAGGGGCAGATTGCGCAGTACGCTTGTCCGGATTCATGAATGCATCCAGGTTGGGGTCTTCCTCCTGTACGACACGTGGCCGACTGCGCATGAAAGGCAGGGGGCGGGTTGGTTTGGCCTTGGCCTGAATGGTCTTCTCAGCAGGACGAATGGAAATCTCGTCGAGTAGGGTCTGGTCATCAGCACTAAGATTGATGGAATGTCCAGCCGAGTCTCCAGTCTCAAACGTAATCTCCGTAGCCATCTCTATGACTTTAGGAGAAAGTATTGCCAAAACTTTAACGCAAAAAAAAATTGTACTTTATTATATAATGAAGTACGGCAAAGTTCTCACTCACGCCATCATCATCGGTCTGCTGCTGGCCATTCTGTACCAGCTGGCCCGCCCGGCATCTTACTACACCCCCAGCATTGCCCCGACCGACATTGCCATCCGGGGCACTGGCCAGCAGCCCAGCCAGCTGGGTGACATCAAGCCAAGCCTGGCGTGTGTGCCAGGCCCAGAGAAGGAGTCGGCCTACTACACCATGGGCCTGACCCCAGGCGGTCTGTGCGGCGACGAGGCTTTCGTGCTGTCCCAGATGCGCGACTACAGCATAGCTGACGGCATCGGCGGCTCTCTGCTCGACCGGACTTAAAAAATAATTTATAAAAAGTTTTTATGGACGAAGCCTGGTTATACAAAACAATTATGGTATTCAACACGAATTCACCAAATTCAC